CATATCCTCGCTCGTTTACTTTATCGGCTATCTGTCTTAAATATTTAATTACAGTCTTGTAATTAAAGTCTTGGGTTTTTACTAGTTTCTGTATATCTGCTCCAATATGTAGATCTGCCAGACAAAGAACTCCGTGATTAGTGCCAGGGGTTCTTTTTATATTTGCAGTAGATATCGCAGAATCTAGGTTCTTCCTAATTTCTTGATAGTCAATTTCTTTTTCACGTGGTTTTAAAGTAAGCTTAACTTGATAGTTAGTCTTCTTTCCTTTTTGTGAAGTAACATCCCACGCGTTACATGTGTAACCAGTTACTTCAAATTTTGTAAGGTCTATTCTAAAAAACTCTACTGCTTCTGCTAAAGAAGTTATAGGTTTTTCGCCTTTATAGTTATATGTTGTTGGTACTCTTGTGTCTTCTGCTACACTTTGCTTTGCTACCTTTGCCACCTTTCTTCTTAAAGTACGATGAGAAAACATATTTCCCATGTGGTGGTCTTGTACTATTTCTGCTACTTTACTAAAACTTGATTCTGGATTTGCTTGTAAAACCTGTCTTATTACGTCTTCTAATTTCATATAGGTGCTATACCAAATTTTCTTCTGTTTACCAAGTTTTTAGATTAAAAAAAGGGGACAGTTTTGACCGCCCCCTCCTTTGAACTAACAATAAAAACTAACAAACAATTATATTATATAATTATGCTTATTTAAGTTTTTCAACCTGTGTTACAATAGCGGCTGGAGTAACTGTACTGTTACCATCTGCTACATAAACTTCAATAATAAAATTATCGTAGTTTTTAGCATTACCCACTGCTTTAGATTGAGAAACTTTTGTTCCTTCGATTAAAACTAAATCGTAGTTTCCAGATACTACAGATACTGGTTGCTTGATGTTTGTACCACCAAGACCAAATAAACCACCGTCAATAAATCCAGCTTTTTCTGCTTCAGCTACTTTAGCTTGAGTTCCTACAGAAGGAACAGCAGCAGTAGTGTAAACAAATGAACTAGAGTCATTACCAGCTAATCTAAAGTGAGAATCAATTGGAGCTGTAATTGTAATAACAGCACTTGAGATAGCAGTGCTAAATCCGAAAAATTCAGAATCGCTTTTTGCAAACTCAATATCCATAAGAGCTTTGATAGCTGCAGCTGATGCACCTTCAAAAGTCTTTACTGGAAGATTCATAGTACCTTTAGTAGTATTAATAATTTTGATGTACGCACTACCGCCGTCTAATGCAACTGTTGCTGCAGACGCTTGTGCTGTACCAGCGCTATACGCAATAGCAGTAACTTTTTTAATGTCACCTTCGCTGATTGGACCTACGTTTTTAGTACCGTAAAATAATGATACATTGTCGTCGCCACTTGTTAATGTTGCTACTCTTGTAGCTCCATCTTTAACGTAACCGAACTTTGCTGCTTGAAAAGCACTAGCTGCGGCTGCGTCACTGTTGATGATTAGGACTTCTTTTTTTGCCATGATAAATAAATATTAAAGATTAAAAATTAAATTAATTACTCAGATTGAGATCCCTCTATTGAATTAGTTTGGTACCTCGGAGCTTCTGTGGCTTCTAATAAATGTTTAACTGTTAAATCTACTATTTCTTGGTGTGTGTGTTCTGCTAGCTCGCAATCTTGGTTCGAAGATAAGGCAATTTCTGAAGGTACCCTAATGTAATCTAGGGCTACACCTTTTAATAGGAACCTTTTGTCGGTAAATACCTTTATAAAAGTATCAGAAATTACACCCATTGGGCTTTTATGTGATGATTTTGAAAATGGACTTTCAAGCAAATTGTAAGCATCATCCGGCTCAACAATTCGTAATGGTATCTCTTTTATAGGTCGTACAGATATCTTATCTAACCTACCATCATAGTCGTTACTAGGATTAATTTGAAAAGATACATTATCTGCATTTGCTTCTAATATAAACTGTTTTGCTACAGTAGCATGAGTACTTTGAAAAAATGGTCTAGGATAATCATTTGTAAAAAAATCAAATGTAGGTGAGGTGTTACCTTTGAAAGGCTCTCCTGGGGGTCCTAGGGATATAGTAAAAGTACCTGCATAAGTAGTAGCTCCTCCAGCTGCACCTTCAACTATTATAGAAATAAGATATTTGTTACCTTTCCTTATTCTAATAGGCTGACTCATAGGTTCTGTAGAACTTGCATGCCCTGGTGTATGTTTAATATACCCATTTGCAATGGTCCATTTATCCTCTGTGCCGTCTCCTAACTTCCAATCCGTAGCTGTTGAAAAATCACCATTAGTTATTAGCTCAGGGTCTATTTGACAATCACTGTGTAATATTTTAACCCTGCTGTTTATTAAAAACAAATAATTAGTAGGTAGATCAAAGTCTTCATGATCCGCATAAATATCAGGAGTTAATACTTCATCTGTATAATCTAATACAGTAAGTACACGTAAATCATCAATACGTTTTTGTGTACCATAGTACCCTGATTGTTTTGGATCTGATTTTGACCAAAAGCGTTGTTTTATAAAACGCTCTTGCATTTTATTTAAAGCAAAGTCCAATTCCTCTGGTAAAAAAGTATCAAAGGAATTAGAACCTACTTTTTGTAGACCTTGTTCTACAGCAAAATGCATTTCTGCTACCGTCATAATTAACTAAAAGTTTTCAGACGTGCTTTTAAGGTTGTTAATACATCCGAGTTTTTCTTGTCTTTTATAAACAAGATAGCCTCTTCCATAGAGTCTCCTAAAGCGACATCTCCATTTAATATAGTGTTACCTACCTTACGTAGGACTTCTCTTGTAATACAGTCGTTAATGAATGCTTGATGCTCTAAGTTCTTGTCTGTAGCATACCCAAGGAACTGTGTAGGATCCGCTTCTACTTCTCCTTCTAGTGTAATTTCCTTTTGTGCTTCATCCATTGTCTTAGGCTCATATCCATAAACCTGTAATAATTGATCCATTTTAGATGGATTAGAGGTAACCTTAATAAATTCTTTGTATGCTTCTTTTCTTTTCTTAACTCCAGATAGCTTTTTCACTTTCTCAATTTCGGTATCATAGATAAAATACTTGTACCCTCTATTAGATCGCATTTCATTTTCATCACGCGCTACGTATGGGTGCGCGCATGCGAACTTCCATCTGATGTAATCCATTAAATTTAATGGCTCACCACCTTCATCTACTCCTACTTCTAAATCTGTTCCTCTAGATTCAATAGTAACAGTCATGTTATGAAAATATTTTTTTACCTCTTTCATAAAATTGATATCGTTAGAATCAACTCCAATGATTTGAGGCATATATTTTTTTTGTTCTGCAAATGTTAACCCTGTTAAAGTGTCTCCATTTTTAGAAAAAGTGGAACCTATTTTTCGTTTAGCTTCTGCGTAAACGTGTTCCGGTAAATTTGTTGCGTTAGCTTTTCGTTTTAAAACTACTTTTCTTGAACTCATGATTTTATTTTCTATGTTAAACAAAACAGTAAAGGGGAGCATTGCTACTCCCCTGACTGCTTATAAATTTATGATTTTACACATTCTAGGTGTAGACAGTTTGTAGCTCGTCTGATCGCGATACCACATTCTTTCATAAAGTGTACTGATGCACCATCAACGTCGTTAGCTCTTAAAGAGTTACCGCTGTTGAATCCTGGAGGAACAGAAGCACCTGCTACTGCCCATCTTACTAGTTCTCTACCTTTTCTAGATACCATCTGTACGTTAGTTTCACCATCGTAAGTTGACATATCTAAGAAGATCATTCTGTAAGACTCCATTGGTAATCCAGACACTGGGTGTTTTGGACTATTCAATGCTCTTGCACCGTGATCAAATAAAGGTAAATGTCTCACTGTTACAGTGTGACCATCAATGTGTCTGTATGAAGTGAAGAAACCACCTAACTGCAAGCTTGAACCTGATCCAGTAACAAAGTTAGAAGGATCTGTGTTCTTGATATAAGTACCAGAACTTAGTTCAGATTTCATTGCGTTATCGAATTCTTCCATACCACCTAAACCTGTAAACAATACAATGTTCATGTCTTGAGCATCAGAAGCACCGTATAATGCATCTCTTACTACAGACTTGATTTTTGTAGCTGTTAATGTAGAGTAAGTATCTACGTTAGGAATTTGCTCTAATACACCAGAACCTAATGGAATTGGTTTTCCGTTGTCATCTTTCATGTGAATGATACCTTCAGAAGATCTGTTGTATTTAGAATACCAAAGAGCGTATTCAGTTTCTTCTTTCCATCTTAGCATGTGCTGATATTCTTCGAAGTCATACCATAGAGCAGTTTTTCTACCGTCTACGTTAAATTCAAAGTTTACAACTCTATCAGGAGCATTACCTTCATAACGGTAAGACTTTCTGATAAGAGAAATCTGGTTTCTCATTTTAGATGGAGCAACCCAGTTGCTTTCGTTACCAACTGATCCTGAGATCGCTGTTGGCGCGAATAATTGTACCCAGTTTTTACCAGCTACGTCAGATGATGAGATTGAATCAGACTCATCTGCAGTAACCAATTGTAGAGTGTATACCCACTGTCCACTTGCGTTTTCATATGGATCTTCCATAACTCTCGCCTGGATTCCGTTTTCACTTTCAATAATGTATTGTTTGATAAACCACTTGCTATCAAATGCTACTTTAAATCTTGTGTAATTTGCACCTGATCCAGAAACTAGTGAACTAGATCTAACTGCTTTGTTTAGTCTACCCATTACTGGATAATCGTACTCAATGTCGTTGATATACTTTACTGAACCAGTTCCTTCAGTAAGAAAAGAAAGAGGAAACCTCTTGTCTTCTTTTCCTGCCAAGTGAGTGATCACAGGTGAAAGTACATCAGGCTGAGTAAGAAGAGCGCTCGCTAACGAGTTCTCATCTGTCATTCCTTCAGCGTTGAAGAAATCTTCGTATAAACGAAGTCTTTTTGCGTTGTCTGCTGCCATG